TTAGTTGTTTCAGCTAATGGTGCTGCATTTACTTTAGTGTATGTTAATGCAACTAGAGGCTGGATCTATAAAGACAACATATAGGAGCTAAAATATGGCTCTAATTGATTTTAAAGTCTTACCCGGAATAGATAAACAAGATACTGCATCTGGTGCTGAAAACAGATGGATTGACTGTGATAATACAAGATTTAGATATGGACTACCTGAGAAAGTAGGTGGTTGGTCATCATTAGTTACGGATACAATAGTAGGTGTTGCAAGACGTCAGTTTGCATTTGTAGACTTAGATGGAAATAGATACATTGCAATTGGCACAGATAAATTTTTACTTATATACTTTGAAGGTCAACTCTATGATGTTACACCTCTAAAAGCTACTTTGTCTTCTTGCACAATTGCAACAACATCTGGTTCAGCGGTTTGTTCTATTACAAAAGCAAGTCATAATTTAAGTGCAGGTGATATTGTATTATTAGATAATGTAACTTTACCAGTAGGTACCGGTTATTCTAATTCAGATTTTGAAGATAAATTATTTCAAGTAACAAGTATTACAAGTTCAAGTGTATTTACCATTACACAAAGTTCTAATGCTACAGCAACAGTTTCAACAGGTGGTAGTCTAGAAGTTAAACCTTATGAACAAGTTGGTCCTGCAGAACAATCTTATGGTTATGGTTGGGGTATTGATACCTGGGGCAGTGGAGCATGGGGAGAAGCCGCTTCAGCATCCGACGTGAGTCTAGAACCAGGCCTCTGGAGTTTAAGTAACTTTGGTCAAGTATTAATTGCAACAATTGCAAATGGAAAAACTTTTACATGGAATGCGGGGAACGCTTCAAGATTAACAACAAGAGCATCTACATCAACTTCAGGATTTTCTACATCAGCTAATCCGACAGCAACTAGAGTATCTTTAGTTTCACCTACAACACGTCACTTGATTCATTTAGGTACGGAAACAGTTATTGGAGATACATCCACACAAGATGATATGTTTATAAGATTTTCTGATCAAGAAGATATAAATGATTATACACCAACAGCTATTAACAGCGCTGGATCACAAAGACTACAAGATGGTACAAAAATTATAGGATCTTTAAAAGCTAAAGAAACTATTCTAGTTTGGACAGATAACGCATTATACACAATGAAATTTATTGGTGCACCTTTTACATTTGGTTTTGAACAAGTTGGTACTAACTGTGGATTAATTGGTAAAAATGCAGCTATTGAAATAGATGGTGTTGCATTTTGGATGTCTAATAATGGTTTCTTTATGTTTGATGGTACGGTTAAATCGTTACCATGTTCTGTTGAAGATTATGTTTATGATCAAGCAGATACTACAAAAGGTCAACAAATTTATGCGGGTATAAATAATTTATATACTGAAGTTGTTTGGTATTATCCATCAACTAGTTCTGACTATAATGATCAATACGTAGTTTTAAATTATGGAGAAAAAGTAGAAGGTGGTGTTTGGTATATAGGAACAGAAGCAAGAACTTCTTGGATTGATGCTAGTGTATATCCTAAACCTTCAGCTACTAAATTTAATGATTCAGCTACAGGTACTTTTCCTGTGATTGTGGGTGAAAATGGATTAGGTCAAACTACTTTATTCGAACATGAAGTAGGAACTGACCAAGTAAATCCTGATGGTAGCACTACAACTGTTACATCCTTTGTAAAATCTTATGATTTTGATTTACAAAGCCAAGGTACTTCAGGTGATGTATTCTTAGCTATGAGAAGATTTATACCTGATTTTAAAGACTTACAGGGTAATGCAAAAGTAACCCTTGCTGTCAAACGTTACCCTCAACAATCAGACACAACTACTTCTTTGAGTCCCTTTACAATCAACGCAAATACTGATAAAAAAGATACAAGAGCCAGAGGCCGGTTTGTTAATATCAAGATAGAAAATACTGATGTTAGTGAGTCTTGGCGCTTTGGTACATTACGAATAGATATACAACCAGATGGACGTAGATAATGGCAACTTTATTTGATTTAGCACAACAATATTTAAACAGAGCTTTACCTGAAACTTTTAAATATGATAGAACTCAACCACCTACAATAGGACCTATTACAAAACCTATACAACCAACACCAGGACCTGTAATGCCATTATTACCTAGACCCGGTGGCAACGAAGAAGGATTTAGTGTTTACAATCCTGATCCCAATAGAACGAGAACATCAAATCAATATAGTCCATATGCATACAGACAAGCGTCTGAAAGATCTTACATTGGAGCACCTGGTGACTTAGGATATTCTTCGGCAACAGCAGCACAAAAAATGATGGATAATTATCCAGAGTATTATCAAGGTCCACAACTAACAGGTATACCTGGTGCAATAGCAAATTATGCAAAAGCTAGTCCAATAATGCAATTAGCAGGTAAAGGATTAGATGCTTTAGGTAACATGCTTCCTGTAAACAGAAGAGCTATTTTAGAAAACGAAGCACTAGGTGCAGGTATTGCGATAGATGATATTGGAAGAGTTGTATCTGATGGTGGTAATATAAATACAGCTGAAAATATTATGTCTGGATATAATTTAGCTCAAATAACTCCACAGACAATTCAAAAAAGAAGAGATGTAATTAATAAAAACATGAAAGATCCGGAACAGAAAAAAGCAAAACTAGATGCACTTGATGCATTTGAAGAAAAAATGTTTGGTGAAACCGGTATAAAAACTAAAGCTGATCTTGTTTTCGATGATAAGTCATTACAAAAAGATCCTGATTACAAATCAACTCAAGAATTAATTGATTTAGGTATTCAAACAGCAGATGATGATAGTGAAGATGATATGTATGATGGTGGTAGTATTTTAGATACAAAAACACCAACAGGCCCAACTTATGGACCTTATTCACCAACAGGACCAATAGTAACAGGACCAACTTATGGACCATATAGTAGTGGTGGCGGTGGTATTACGTCTGTTCCAACTGCAACTAAAACATTAGCAAATAAAAATATAAATAGAATTAATGATTACATAAATATAGGTGGCGGAGGTGGTCGAGATAATGATAGACCTGCTCCAACTGCACCTGCAAAAACTTCACAAGGTGTAACAACTTCACAATTTCAAGCATTCAGAGGCGGTGGAGCAGATAGAGATCCTGCACCATCAAAAGGACCTGTATCAACAAAAGGACAAGCTGGACCACCAAGTCAACGAGGCGGCGGAGGCGGCGGAGGCGGCGGCGGTGGAGGCGGCGGTGGTAAGATCGTTTGCACCATGATGAATGAGTCTTATGGCTTTGGATCTTTTAGAAATAAAATTTGGTTAAAACATTCAAAAGGTTTAGCATCTGAATATCAAAAAGGTTATCATAAATTATTTTTACCTTTAGTTAAAATTGCTAAAACAAATAAAGTAGTTAGAAAAATATTGGAACATATTGCAGTTCACAGAACTATAGACATACGTCAGGAATCAAGAGGCAAGGTACATTTATTAGGTAGAGTGTATAGAAAAATACTAGAACCACTTTGTTATTTTGTAGGTAAGCATGGCTAAAGTAATAGTAAGATTACCAGAACCAAAAGAAGAGTATGACTTTTCTAACCAAAAACAAATTAATAGAGCTATTTCTTTAATAGTAGAACAATTAAATTCTACATTTTTAAACGAACAGAAACAGGAGCAAGAAAGATTTTCTTGGTTTGTAAGTGGCTAATATTTATAAAAATGCAAAGTTAGATTTAACTACTGCAAGTGAAACAGTTTTATATACAGTGCCTTCTGATTCTAGAGCTATTGTAAAATCTATTATGGTTTGTGATGATAGTAATAATGGTAGCACGCTTACTGTTACTATAACAGATGCTTCTAGTAATGTGTTTGTATTATTTGATGTAAAATCTGTAGCAGGACATGCAACGGTAGAATTTTTAACACATCCTGTTATACTAGAAGAAAATGAAGTATTAAAAGTTACAGCTGCAGATGCTAACCGTCTGCATGTTATATCATCAATACTTGAAATTAACCGAGACTAAGGAGAAAACATGGCGTTTAAAGAAGAAGGATCAGTAGCATACACAATGATAAATGGTAAAAAAGTACCAGTCGTAAAGTGTGAAACTGAAGTAGTATTACGTAATACTAGAACTAATCAAGAATATAACTCTGATCAAGAGGCTGAAGATGATATTGCAAATACATCTACTCCTACAATCAGAGAAGAAATAACAAGATCTTTAAAAATAAAAGTAGCAGCAATGCCACCTTTAGGTGCAGGATCAGACTAGTTGTAAAACAAGGGATTATTATATATAATTAATAAAATTATGCCAATTTCAAGAGGACAAATGCCGAGACAAATGTATGGACTAGGAAGTCTAGTAAAGTCTATTGGTAAGACTGTTAAAAAAATAGTTAAATCACCTAT